GAACTATAACCTGTGACATTGACATTATTCCTAGAGATTCATCACAACAAAGCAATGTTACAGTAAGTTCAAATAGTAGCGAGGTAACAGCAGTTACTTCAGGTTATACTTCAAATGATTTTACAAGATTATACACAATAGACCAATACGGTGTTATTGAGTACGGTTCGTCAAGTATAAGATTTGAAGGATCAACTGACGATGCATTTGAAACAATTTTAACAGCAACAGATCCAACTGCGGATAGAACTATTACTTTACCAGATCAAAGTGGAACCATTGCTCTAACAAGTGACGTACAAGCAAATTTAACACGCAACGAAAATAGTAGTCCTTATGTAGTAACAGCAAGTGATGTCACAAATAATACAGGTAGTACTCTAGCAATTTCAGCGGCTACGCTGGGTTTTGATTTAAGCGATGCTGTTAATTACAACATATTCATTAACAGATTACACATGAGATCAAGTGAAGTAAGTGTTAATACCAGTAACGGTACAATTACAGTAAGTGCTGACATTTTAGAAGCATCAGATGAAATAGATGCGGTGTGGATTACATAAATACATGAAACAAAGGGGAAAGTGCCGTGGCATTTAAAGTAATAAATCAAACAGTCATAGATGTAGACAGTTCAGGAGCAACTCAATTACAGAGTGCGTCTGGACAAGATATTGCTTTATATCCAGATCAAAATGTATGGATAAAGCAAGGAACAAAAGTCATATTTGAAGGCACAACCCCTGATGACTATGAAGCAAAATTACAAGCAACAACAGTAACAGCAGACAGAGATTTAATTTTACCAGACGAAAGTGGCACACTTGCTACACAAAGTTATGTTACAAGTGCAATTTCAGGCGGTTCCTTGGCAGATACAGATGCCCTTGCTGAAGGATCAAGTAATCTTTACTATACAGATGGCAGAGTAGATTTGCGTATTGCTAGTGCTAATCTAAGTGATCTAGCAGATATAGACGATAGTGCTAGAGCAGACACTTATGTATTAACCTGGGAAAATGCCACAAGCACATGGATTGCAGCACCAACAGCGAGTACATATGGCACAAGTGATTTTAACACAGATCTTGCCACTGCATTAGGTGGAAATGTTACTATTGGTGGTAACTTAACAGTTAGTGGCACAACAACCACTGTAAATTCAAATACAGTGAACATTGGCGATGCTATTATTACACTAAACGCTGACGAAACTGGAACACCAAGTCAAAATGCTGGTATTGAAGTAGAACGTGGCACTGAAGCCAATGTGTTTATTAGATATAATGAAAGCACCAATGTTTGGGAATTTACAAACGATGGCTCAGCATATACAGCATTTGGTAGTTCATCAACATTTACTGGTAACACTGACGGTATTTCAGAAGGTTCTGCTAACTTATATTATACAGATGCTAGAGCGAGAGCTGCTATAAGTGCTACAGGTAGTATTAGTTATAATAACACAACAGGTGTTATTAGTTATACACAGCCAACAAATGTAAGCACATTTACAAACGACAGTGGTTACATTACAGGTTATACAGTAACAAGCGGAGATGTAACAGGTGCGTTGGGATATACGCCGTATAATGCTACTAATCCAAATGGTTACATTACAGCAAGTTCTACAGATACACTAACTAACAAAACACTTGGCGCAACTACTGTAGCCGGGCATATTATTCCAGACACAGATGTTAGTTATGATTTAGGTAGTACTACATTTAAATTTAGAGATTTGTATTTGAGCGGTACTACAATTAGCCTTGGTGGTGCAACACTTAGCGCAGACGGATCAAATTTAAGTCTAGGATCAGGTGCGTTTGATTTAGCCCAAAATACCACAGCAGATTTAGCAGAACATACAACTGCACAATATTATACTGATACAAAAGTTAGAACACACATTGAGGGTGCTGATTTAAATTTAGGCACAAATAAAATAACATATTCAAATGTATATGCTACTACTGGCGATTTACCATCTGCTTCAAGTTATCACGGTATGTTTGCTCATGTACATGCTGAAGGTAAAGGTTATTTTGCTCACTCAGGTGCCTGGAAAGAATTAGTAGATACGAGTAGTAGTAGCGGTATTAATATTCAGTTTAATAGTATAGGCGCCGGAACAGCGGCAAGCGGTACTGCTGGAGATATTCGTGCTACAGCAGACGTTACAGCGTATTACAGTTCTGACGAAAAATTAAAAGAAAACGTAGTTGAAATTGATAATGCGATAAATAAAGTTAAGCAGATTCGTGGTGTTGAATTTGACTGGACGCAAGATTACCTAGAAGCAAAAGGTGGCGAAGACAATTATTTTATTCGTAAACATGATGTAGGTGTGATTGCTCAGGAGATCGAAACTGTTCTTCCCGAAGTAGTAGGTACTAGGGAAGATGGTATAAAAGCAGTTAAATATGATCGTATAGTGGCACTACTAATTCAAGCAGTAAAAGAACAACAATCAGAGATTGATGATCTAAAAAGTCAAATTCAAAATATCCAAAGAGGAGAATAATAATGGCACTACCAGCAACCGGCTCTACCATTAGTATCGGAAGTATCAGAACATACTTTGGTTTGTCAGGTACTCAAAGTTTGTATAGTTTAGGAACATATATTTCACCTAACGTTACAACAAACATTAGACTATCAGCCACATTTGGCGGATGGCAGAATCCTAATCCGACAGGCGCTAGTTAATTTATAAAGTCAACTGAATCAGTTGACTTTTTAATACTTTACAGTATAATAAAGAAACTCTATAATAAATTCACAGGAGAAAAATCTATGAGTATTCGTACACGTTTCGAAATCGAAACATTTGTGTTGGGATCGCACCCAACTGCCGCAAGAAAAGCACAGGCACTTACTGTGGAATTAGAAGCGGCAAAAGCGGCAAATCATCCTGATCTTCCAGTACTACAGGCAGTTTATGATGACTTTGCGGCTAACAACAATGTAGAAGAATTGTTAGCAAATATTGAAGCAGAAGAAGAGCAGTATTGGATTGAGCGTCTAGCAAAACTAGCCGCTATTGATATCCTTACCATTGGTAAGGTACAACCAGAAACAATGCATCATATGGCCGCTCTTAGTGATGATGCCTTTGCCGCCAGTGTAAAGAGTGCTACTGTACTTGCTAAAACATTGAACGAAAACGTTCGTCAAATTGAAGCGGAACTTGCCACTGATCTTGTTCAGGACTAATGGTAAGCATACCCAAATTTCATTATAAAACGAACACTGATGCTAGGGTTGCTATTTGCGTTCCTGTGCGTGACTTTGTAACCGTCATGTTTGCGAACAGTCTGTCCAATCTTACATATAAGTGCGGGCAGGCTGGTCAAAAGATTACAGTAAACATGGTTATGGGTAGCGAAGTTACAATGCAGAGACAAGAATTAGTAGAACAGGCATTAGACACAGATTGTACACATTTGTTATGGATTGATAGTGATATATCTTTCCCTACATACACCTTAAACGCCCTGCTATCGCATGATAAAGATATTATAGCATGTAACTATAGCACAAGGGTTCCGCCACACAGGCCTGTTGCTTTTAGAAGTGAACACGACTTAGATAGCAGAGTATATGATGGAACAGGAATACAAAAGATTTGGGCAGTTGGTATGGGGTGTATGTTAGTAAAACGAGAAGTTTACGAAAACATACCAGCACCACATTTTAGAATCTCTTGGGACGAAGTTAATGATAGTCTCATGGGAGAAGATATATACTTTTGTACAAAAGCAAAAGAAGCAGGATACGATGTCTGGCTAGAAAATGATTTGAGTAAAAACATTGCTCACATCGGTACAAAATCATATACTATAAAAGGCGATTGTAATGATTAATTTTAAAGATTTGAAATCAGAATTATTTGAGTTTAAAGAACAGAATGTAATTACTCCATGGGATAGATTGAAAAAGCATATATTCCAGAGTTATCCAGTACATGAAATCGATCAAGCATTACCTTTATTTGACGACTATTTAGACGTCGCTAGACAATATAACACTCAATCAGATATGGTTTGGGTACTGGAAAAGGGCAATGTTGTTAGAGAAGATTTTCCCTGGCATTATAAACCAAGTGCTGAAGGACGTAGTTTTGTACATGAGTTTCCACGTATTGGTAAAAGAAGCAGACGTAGTGTGCGTTGGGGAGATTTGAGACTTGTACCCACAGGCGGATTTGCTCATGGTAGTTTAAAAAATAGTATCCATGCTACTTACCACGATGCTGATTTTGAAATCTTTATGATTAGTTTCCATGAAGCAGAAGCAGATAGAAACTTTACTAGCCTAAAAGAACGTTTTCCTGATGCCAAACATGTAAAAAATATTGAAGGTATTGGCAATGCTCATAGGGAAGTTGGTAAAAGAGCAACTACTGAAATGGTTTATATAGTTGATGCTGATGCTCAAATTATGGAAAGATTTAACTTTGATTTTATCCCGCCATTATCAAGTAGACATAACACGACTTATGTGTGGACTGCCAGAAACCCAATCAATGGATTGGAATACGGTTATGGTGCTGTAAAACTATTCCCTAAAAAACAACTAGAAGAAATGGGACATGAACTTCCTGACTTTAGTACTGGTAGTTCGTTCTATCAACCAGTTAGTGACGTAAGTAACATTACCAACTTTAACAAAGATCCATACAGAACATGGAGAGCAGCATTCCGTGAATGTGTTAAACTAGCAAGTCAGATTAATCCAAATGCTCCTGTGAAAGAGACCGCTGAACGATTAGAAGCCTGGTGTACTGTAGATAATGGTGCTCGCTTTGGACGCTACTGTATCAAAGGCGCATTGGAAGGTAGAGAATACGGCGAAGCAAACAAAGACAATGTTGAAGCATTAAACAAGATCAATGATTTTGAATGGTTGCGTGAACAGTTTGTTGCTAGTATGAAGAAGCGTATTACTGCTGGTTAAGATTACTATAGATTGTACGAATTTTTTTAATAATTTGTCTGTTGAATAACTGAGCCTTTGCTCCGTTATGTAATGGACGCGGCCAATTACCTATCTTAACCCAACAAAATCCATCACTTTCATTGTTTAATTGCGGTATAAATTCTTGTACTACTTCTACAACAAACGTATTATATACAAATTGTTTATCAGGGCTGGTAAATTTGTTTAGCGGATATACTTTTTGTATATCAGGCACCATTCCAATTTCTTCTTCTAATTCTCTTAATAGAGTATCAATAGGGCGTTCCTTGCCCTCACTCTTACCACCAAAAAATCCCCAGGTGCGAGGATGACTGGTATCTCCACTTCGTTGTTGTAGCATAACTCTACCAGTATCACTACTTAAAAATAAACAACCACTTGCTTCAATCATCTGTAAAATCCCAACTGTTAATTTCGTTTTTGACAGTTTCAATTATTTGTGGATACTCTTTTAGATTCTTACTGATGCGATCATGGTATTCCTCGACTGTAAAGTTAGGATTATACTTTTTTAGTACCTGATAAAATCTATGATAGATATTTGGCTCATGTTCGTTGTACTCAAAGTATAGTGGCATATTGTTGTTAATAGGCCAAAATAAGTTAGCAATATGATCATAAGCCGCCCGCCAAGTGTCTCTTGTCATAGTTTTGGCTTCCATTATGTTTGATAAATTAACAAATTGTGTTTTTATAGGATGATCTAAATTTTCTTTCCACTCATTAAAACTTAGTATACCACTATTTAATCCGTAGTTTGGATCCAGATATTCTTTGGGAGTACGGTATAGTAATGCGTATTTGATATTTGGATAATCAGCATACAATTCGTCAAGCAGTCCATTTTTAACTACTTCTAAATTCATAAAAGTAATTTCTACACACACGCTATCAGTATGCTTTAATCTAGCACGGAGTACTCTAATAGTATCTAGTGCGCTGTCAGATTTATTGTTAAGCAGTTCATGAATACAATCATGACCGTCTACCTTAATCATTGATAATCCTTACATGTAAAGGCGCCAGAATGCTGGCTTGTATATACCTTCGTGACTGTTTGTCCATTCAGTGCCGTCCCAGGTAAGTTGATCACTGCTGGCAATATTTTGTATATAATGTCTAGCACTAGTATTTTTGCTATCAAAACTAACAACCCAGGCACTGCCGTTATATTCAATAATATCATTTTCGTTTGCTATTAGTCCACCATAGTTTGCTAATGGTAAGTCTTGTGTTAACAAGTAACGATGTCCGATTACAGGAGCAGGAACAATACCATCACCTGGATAGTTTGCTTGTGGATTAAGAATAGCGTCAACAGCGTTTAGTGTATTGTTTGGTAATGTACTGTTATCAATAGTAACAATTAATGCATTACTATTACTTGGGTCTGTTTCAAGTTTACCAATAACATCGTTAGATGGATCTCCAGGATTATCTCCTTTTCGTAGTCTTATTTGACTGATGCCATCTCTAAGTTCACCAAACGGACGTAGATCATCTTCCCAGGTTAGTGTAGCGCCAGACGCATCTGTTGGCTGGCCGTTTTTATTAAGCAAGTATGCTTTGCCGTTTTCAAATCTAACTTGCCTGTCTTCAAAAGTTACAACTGTATACTTCAAAGAGGTAGTGTCAAAACTTTCATTGTTACGGAAGTTATCTAAATCTTCGCCGTCTAAACTGTATAGTTCACTGATTAAATTATAGATAAGTTTTTGTTGTTTAATTTTTGCTGGTGGATTAATAAGCACTGGTAGTTCAAATGTAAGTGTACTAACATCAATAATGTCATCTATAGTGCTACCCACTGTTCTGCTACTCCAGTTCATTGTAGTCATTTCCACATAACTTAGTGCACTCCAATCAAAAGGATTATCACTTGTTCTGATGTTAAGTGTTGGATTAAACAACACCAATATTTGTTCCAATAACTGTAGTTTTTGATCTGTGTTACTTGTCCAGATGTCAGTATTCATTATCATTTTATATGGAACAGGCGCATGTCGTTCAATAGTATATTTGTTACCACTCTCATTCACATATTGTCCTGTAGACTGATCTAATTTCTTTTCAAATACTTGAACTTTATCAACATGATCCTGATAAGTTCTTCTATCAGACGCCATTTCTAATCCAGTAACACTACAGGCAATAAACGGAACACTGTTTACAACGTTCTCTGAATTTTCACGGGTTATATGTGCTGCCATGCGATTAATATCACCATAACGAACTGGTACTTGTTGATAAATCGGTAACTTATTATCATCCAAACCCATTTGTACACTGAATCCACTAAACAGCCTAATAAACTGTTGAATGTATCTGCGAATCTGTTTGTCGTAAAAATACTGTTGTGTCATTATTCAAAATCACTCTTGGGTTTAATAACTTGGCTAAGTGGTTGGCGCTCTGGAAATTCTTGATTATCAATAACTGTTGTAGCGTCGTTGTTGATAAACGAACTAGCATTATATGTTCTATCACTCCAAGTTTGTTCAGTGATGTTATCATACAAGCGGTGCCATCTACTACCACGGAATACAAATAAACGATTTGGCTTAAAGTCTGTTCTTACAAAATAATCGCCATCGTTAGGGTCAGTAGGAAACTGATCACCTTGTTGTAGTGTTTCACCGTGTTCATATTCATTATCAGTTGGCTCTTGACCGAACAGATGTTCTGTTAATGGCAAACCAATTGGATCGGCAATCTCTGCCGCTTTAACAATAGCATTACTAATGTTAAGTTCTGTTTTATAGTTACTCAAATCATTCTTGAGACTGTTTGGATCGTCCGCTGTACCAAGGATATCACTGTATTCTTGTGTATCTGTAAGTGGTGCTACTTTAACACGCCAGATATGAGGATACCAAGTTTGGCTAAATCCTTCACTACCGCGGCTAGCATCTTGTACAACATAAAATTTATTTACAGCATCTTTCTCATGGCTTAGTAATAAGTCATCTCTTAGATGTGGTAATTCTAGTACGTCTCCAGGCATTAATCGTCTGCCCAGTTTCTCTACACAGTCGTTCATATGGAAGGTAATAAACAGTGTGTCGTTAGTTAAGAATAAACCAAACTGGCTTAAATCAAAGTCGTTATCGCTTACATTGTATACGCCACGTAGCTCATATATATCAGGATCGTATTTGCGATCTCTGTTTTCCATGAATAGCAAATCTTGTACTTTTGTTTCGTTAATCCAACCTTCTGGATTAATGTCAACACCTGTTTCCAGGTCTACTTCTAATCCACTTCCATAATTGGGTTCAGTAGGGTCTTCAGTGCTTAACTGTTGTTTAGGCCCTAGATACTTATGTACATGTACCGCGGTTCCGCCAATAAGAAATTGCTCACGAATATTTTTATCCATGAAGTTATAATCATTTCCTTTGTACGGTTTGTAAAGACTTAGTCTTGGCATACTTTCATTCCCTTATACTGTATTTATTTAATTGTTGCTGTACCAAAAATTAAGTTCGTCCAAAACCATGTCTTTTAGTTGCTCAAAATCAATGATTCTATCTTGTTGATTCCTGTATTCACACCATTTATTATATGTTTCAAAGCATTCTCGGTAGTTGTTAATCATGCTTGCCTTTTCCATCATGGTGTTTAGTTTAATTGGTATAGGATTAACAAGAGTTCTGTCCTGTTTCATATCCCACATCTTTTTAGATACTGTATTGTACTGATCTAAATGTTGCTTTAAAAATTCCTGATGATTTACTGATAAATCTGTTCTTTCAGCTCGTATCATTAAATCAGATGTTTTGGAACCAGTAACTTTTTTTTGGTTTTGTGCTACCTGCGCTGGTGCTTCAAGCAACTTAATTTCATTACTGTTGCCTAATAGTTTAACTGACTCTTTGCTAATTCCGCTTGTATCACTAAACAAGTAATGACACGAATTCCAAAGTTTAAAATCCATTCCCATACTTTGTTCAAATGTATGGGCTTGTTCATTGTTAGGATAAATGTTTAACTTCTTTACAAACTCGTCTAAGTTTTGGCTATCACGCTCATAGTAATAGTTGATATTGATATTAAAATGGTCTGAAATCCATTTTTCGTATTCAAGATAGGTATCCAAGTATTGTGTTAGCATTTCTTGATCAACATCAATACCTTTTTCCATTACCTTATTAAACGCTATGCCTTTTTCAGCATGTGTAAACACATTTAACTTTTTACTTTCAGTTTGAATTATCCAACTCAGTCCGTACTCAAATAAGTTCTTTCTTTTGGCTGCTATTAGATAGAAATTGTTGTTAATGTAGTCATAAAATTTTAACTGATTTTCTAGGCCATCATTTCTGTTGTGTAAATGATACAATGCCAGTCTGCTAGTTTTATAGTGATCTGTCCTATCTAGTATGTCAATAATTTCATCTAGACTTTGGTGATATCCCCATAAACGATTACCTTGTGAATCCTTGGTGGGAGGTTTGCCCACCATTTCACGCTGATGCTTTTCGCTATAGTACAATTCTAATCCGTTTGTGAGTTCGTGTAAATTTACCACAGGCTTGTCATAATTATGTGATTGCATAATTATACTAATATAACGTTGTAATAAAGTTGATCCAACTCTGTCAGGAGTAAGCACTAGAACATTCATTTTTTATTATACCAAAAATCTAGTTCGTTGTACACACTTTCATCTAATTGATCTGGTGTTATGATTCTGTGTTCTTGATCTTCATCTACACACCATTTGAGAAATGCCTCATACAGTTCTTTAAAGTTTCTCACCATACTTGCTTTTTCCATCATGGTGTTTAGTTTAATTGGTATTGGGCTAACCATTAGTCTGCGGTTTTTAAAATCGGACATCTTTAAACAGATTTCATGATACTGCCCAAGATTTTCTGCTAAAAACTCCTGGTGAGGTAGTGACAAATCTGTTCGTTGTATTCTTTCACTTACATCTGTCAGATGTCCTAGCACACGATGTCTTTCCATGTCGTCATTTTGCTCTACTTGCTTTGGCGGTTCCAGTAAAATTTTATTTTTTTCTGAGCTAAGTAGTTGAGGGATAGAATTGCTAATGTTACTTCCGTCACTGATTAAGTAATGACAAGTATTCCAAGTTTTAAAGTCCATTCCCATCACATCTTCAAAAGTAACATCTGTTTTGGTTGGGTAAATGTCTAGACTACTTACATAAGCGTCTAAGTCTTGTATGTGTTCTTCATAGTTGAATACACTGTCAACTCTAAAGTTATCTTCTAACCATCTTTCATACTTGAGATATCTACTCAAATAATTTGTAAAAATTTCAGCATCAACATAAATGCCATTAGCAACTAATTTGTTAAACAATCCAGACTTTTCAGCATGACTGTACGCATTGAATCTTTTTGTATTAGTTTTAATTACCCAACTTAGGGCATGTTCAAATAGATTCAATCGTTTCGCCGCAATAATGAAAAAATTATCATTGATATACTTGTAAAACTTTTGTTGATCTTCTGGTGCGTCTTTTCGATTAACTATATGATACAGTGCCATACGACTAGTTTTATAATGATCAGTGGTATCCAACATGGTTATAATTTCATCTAAACTCTGATGATAACTCCAAGTACCAACACCATTTTCATCTCTAGGGTGTGGCTTCCCCACCATAGTTCTTTTAAATTCTTCGTTGTAGTAAGTTTCTAGACCATTGGTTAATTCATGTAGATTTACTACTGGCTTACCGTAATCATGCCCTTGCATAATAACAGTGATATAACGCTGTAACAGGGTGCTACCAACCCTGTCAGGCGTTAAAACGATAACATTCATGGGAATCCTCTCATAAGTTTCTAGTATTTATCGGTTGACAAAGTGTAAGAATATGCTATTATGGCTATATAGTGGTAAGGAAAATCTAAACAGGAGTATTTTATGGCTATTTCAGTACCTCGCAAAACACGCAAGCAAAAGGCTCGTGCCGCAATCCGCCGTAAAGGCAAAGTAGCAACTGTTGATTGGACAGATGCTGACAAACTAAGTGGCGCTGAGTATCATAAAAAGCGTCGAGCAGCAACAGATGAAATTTATAGTGAAGTTAAAGCATCTGATCTACATGCGTTTATTTACACTTACATGAAAAAAGAAGGATACAGCGCAAAAGATATCAAATGCGCCAAAGCAGCTACTATAATTAGTACCACTGCTGGCATCTATGCTAAACTGCTACTTGATGGCATGCCAGATTATCATGAAGCTCAGGCTGAGTATTGGGCATCGCTTCCTGGCACAAGTGGTGAACTTCGCCCTGTTAGTGAATTTGTCAAACGTGAAATTGATGAATCCATTAAACGTGGTAAACCGCTGGTAGCACAAAAAGAACGAGAAGAAAAACTCAAAGCACTGGCAGAAGGAAAAGCATACAAACCTACTATCCAACAAATTATGCACGAAACTTCTATCAACATGAGTGAAGGTTTGGAAGAGGTTGTTGAAGAGTTTATTACAACTCAAGATCCTGCTGTTGTTAAAAAGTTTGATGCTTATCGTGTATTGGTAGCAGCTGAAGCCAAGGCCAATCATGCTCGTATTATCAAAGGTTTTTACGAAGGGTGTTATGACGAGTTGTATGAAGTAAACAATTTACCTACGCCAGCACAACGCAAAAAACTCAGTGAAACAGAGCAAGATCTTATCTCACAACTTGAAGAAGGATACAGTCACTATAGCACTGCTCAAAAGAAAGCGGCATTGGAACTGTACAAAAAGATTATTGATGCTTGTGATATAATTATTACAAGTCAGAAAGCAACTCGTAAGCCACGCAAGGTTAAAGAAAAGAGCGCAGATCAAATTGTTGCTAAACTTAAACTAAAGCAAGCAGATACTGATTATGGTATTGCTAGTGTGGCACCAGCGACATTGATTGGTGCTGTGTGTGCGTTGGTGTTTAATACTAAAAACCGTAAACTTGGCATGTATGTAGCAACTGATGCTGATGGATTTACTGTAAAAGGTACTACACTACAACGTTATGACGAAGCGCAAAGTGTACAAAAGACGTTGCGTAAGCCAAATGAAGTATTGCCTAAGGTTAAAAAGACAACCAAAGCAAAAGCAATCAAAGAATTTGGGTTCCTGAAAACAACTGAAACAAAACTTAACGGTCGCTTCAATGAGGAAACAGTTCTTCTGGCAGTTTTTAAATAAATACTAGCACAGGAGAACAATAATGAGTGCTAGAAGTGATTTAATCAAAGAAATGGAACTCCGCTTAGGCGGCGGTATGGTTGATGTTGAACTCGATCCGGAACATTATGAGTTAGCAATAAACAAGGCTGTACAAAAGTATCGTCAACGAGCAGAAAATTCGGTTGAGGAAAGTTTCGTCTTTGTTACACTTCAAGAAGATCAAAACGAGTACACACTACCGCCTGAAGTTATAGAAGTAAAGGATATTTACAGACGTACAACAGGCGTTAGTAGCGGTACTGGTAATGATATTGAGCCGTTTCAAGCTGCATATCTAAATACTTACCTACTACAGGCTGGCAGAGCAGGCGGACTTACTCAGTTTGACTTTGTACACCAGTACAGAGAAACAATGGGTAGATTATTTGGCGCAGAAATATTGTTCACCTGGAGACCTCAAGATCACAAATTGGTATTACATCGTAAAGTTAAAGCAGAAGATACAGTAATACTACATTGTTATAATAATCGACCAGATGAGAATCTACTCTCAGATACCTACGCAGGTCCTTGGCTAAAAGACTATGCGTTTGCTCATGTACGTCTAATGTTAGCAGAAGCACGTGGTAAGTTTACACAGATTGCTGGCCCACAAGGCGGTACAACAATGAACGCAGATCAACTTCGTACAGATGCTATGGGCGAAATCGACAAACTAGAAACAGAACTAACATTATACAGCGAAGGCAGTGTTGGCCTTGGCTTTGTTATAGGCTAAAATGATACTAGGAAAACACCATTGTACGATTGATGAGATAACATACGATCGTCAAGAATTACTTGAATTTTACAATCAACATAAACATAACACTATGGGCTTTGCTGATTATATGCAATACCTTACGCCTATTAAACGAGAGTTTAAAGGACGTCCAGGTATGAATGCTGTTGCTGTTCAAAAAACAGAAGGCAAAGATTTGTTGGATTATCCAGTAATACAAAAATATGTAGATATGTTTAACTGGAAAGAATATCCTGGTCCTAGAGAAATTGATTTATTACATTACGATCCAGGATTTAGGTTTCATCCACATACAGATC